GGCATCAGTCATATTATTAATATTGGAACCTAACAATGCAGACGTGGTTTCTTTAGAGACAAGTGAGGTAACGTTATTACCAGTAGAGGGGTTTATTTCAGACATCTGAAATGTGGGTATAATTTTGCATTTTAGCGTGTGCGAGTCAGACCAAGCAAAGCGCAACTTGGAATATCGATCGTCGGGGTAGATTATTTTTGTGTTTTTCATGTTTTATTTTGTGTAGTTTCCTAAACTACAAAATGTATTTTATCGTCTTTGCGGACCAGTTTTATATTTTTAAAATTTTTTTGGATTTTTATTTCAGTGTAGTTTAAAAGACATCACGGTCTATATACCATGATAACTAAGCATAATCCTCACATTTCAATGCTACCTGACGTAAAATTGAAAAAGAAGTGTGCTTTGGGGTATAGCGTAGCTTATCTTCACTACTTGAAATTAAAATTGGAGCAAAGGAATCAAATGTCTGTTTTTCATGAAGTGACAATTCCATAAGTGCAGTATCAACGATGGTACGAGAAATGGAAATACCATCTTGATCCTTAGTCCAATATGGCATATTCTTAATAGTATCCATAGAGATAGGAGCAAGATGTCGGTGCAAAGTAGGCTCAAACCTAAAGCGTCTTTTCAAAAATGAAACTTGACTTAGGTACCGTAATGGAACAGTGGAAACTTGTTTGAGTTCACTAGTATAATTAAGACCTAGTTCAGCCATAAATGGACCCAATGTAATCTCATTAAAAACAGAAGCATATATGGGACTAACACTAAATACACTATCATCACCATAAAAAATGGAATAGACGTATTTGCGATAAGAGGCTGCTAATACAATATCGTTTCCCACAGCTCTATAAAAACAGTATCTATGAGCCATAGAGTTAATCATCGTATTGATAATAACAGTTAAAACATGACCACTAGGTAAACTTGAACACCACGTGTAAATATTTGAACCATTAATGTGCCATGAATTAGTCACATCAGCCCATAACACTTCACGTACTCGAGCGTTTTCTGGACCATCATTGTACCAGCGATTTATAACCCTTAATGCTTGATTAAGCAATTGAGTTTTCTGTGTTCCATCAAAACCTGAAAAGTCTCCAGCTCCAATTGATCGGATAGCTGTATCGTATTTTCCTAAAGAGCGAGCAATTAACTCCCACTCTTCGCTATAGACGTTAGTTCCTATAGCCGATTCATTGAGAATACGATTTTTAGAAAGCCATACTGAAAGAGCACCGAAGTACATTCGCCCAGCTAGTCCTCAGGAGTGGGACCACCACTGAATAAACGAGTTTTGCCGGCGAGTACTTTTTCTATTGGACGCGTTTCATCTTTTAAACAATCAACATTAACATTGATTTGACGAATACCTTTCTTAGCATCTTCAACCAATGAGAGTGTTACTTCTTTTAAAGCTTGAGCTCTTTCATTTTCCAAATCATATTCATCTCCAGTACCAAAGAAATAAGCTTTACCTTTAGTTTTCTTGACTTCAGGATCTAGAATGTAAGGAAATCCAGGTGACGATGTTCTAGACAAAGCGCCAAAATTTTCCTCATTATCAGTTCCCAAGACAGCTTCTTCATAAGTATAAACTCTCTTTACTACATTATGCACGCTTGCGGCGCATAAATCATCGTAGTAAATGTCAGCTATGTCATTTATGACTTTTTCTGGAATATATAGATTGGGCAGACAACACTTCTTGAGGGCATTATCCATTGGATCTCTTATTACGCCTTTTTCATCTGTATATGAACCTAAACGAGCAGGCGCTTCAAGGGCAGGTCCCCAACATCCATATAATTCACTTTCACATATCTTGGACCTAGTGGGTCGAGGTATCTTAAAATCAGTCTTGTAGACTTCATCAAATTGACCTTGAGAAAACGCTTCTACGGAAACAATGGGCATATCTTGATTAGCATAAACAATAGTTTCGAATTTGCTCTTAACAATGGCATCCTCGAGCGTTTCTCTAACAAGAGCAGAAGAGAAACCTAAAGACATAGAAGGAACACCTGCTGAGTGCATACCAAAGATCTTTGAAGTGGATCGTTTGTTGAAAAAGAATAAAATTGCGCCACAATCACCTTTCTCCGTGGGAGCACAGTATTGATACAAGTTGCGAATGTTAAAAACTTCTTGTTCACTTATTTGTATATCAATAGTGTCT